TCTGGCGAACGTGTGATTCACACCGTTGAGCGCCCAGCCTTTTTGGCCAAGAACCGCTACGACCTGCCTGATTCACTTCCGCTTGAGTGGTCTGCCTTTGCCCAGGCCATGCCAGAAACGTTGCATAAGTCGCTGCAGCCCGCTTCCACCTCCCGCACTTAAACAAGGAACCCATGCCATGGCTTCGTTAGGACAAACCTTTGACGCATCAGCCGTTCAACCCAGCAGTGCCTACGAGGTGCTCCCACCCGGTAAATATCTCGGCCAGATCGTGGCAAGCGAAATGCGCCCCACCAAAGATGGCACCGGTCAGTACCTCTACTTAGAGCTCGACATCCTCGATGGGCTCTATGCCGGACGAAAACTTTTCGACCGCCTTAACTTAGTGAATGCCAGCCCTGACACGGTCCAGATTGCCCAGCGCACGCTGTCTTCCATCTGCCGCGCGGTGGGCAAGATGCAAGTCAGTAACTCCGAGCAGTTGCACTTGGTCCCAATGACGCTCGATGTGCGGGTGCGGCCCCCGAAGGGCATGTACGGCGAGTCCAACTCCATTCGCTATCTGCCGCGAGGCGGTGCCAGCGCAACAGCAGCGCCGCCCGCGCCGTCGTTCACGCCGCACTCTGCACCTGCTGCCGCACGTCCCATCACGGTTGCGCCTACATCGACGCCTGCAGCCAACGGCCTGCCCTGGAAGCGGCACGCTTAGAGGAGTGGTTGCGATGATTGAGCATGCGCCCGCCCCGAGGTCAATCCGACTCCCCAGCACACGGCAGGGCTGCCAGGATCGCTTGGCTGCGCTTCGCGATGAGATCGCTTCGATCCGAATCCAAGTGGCGCTCGCCGATATCCGGCGCCAAACCAACAAAGGGTCCATGGATGCCACCCACTTTCATCGGGCCAAGACCGAATTACGCTTTAAGCGGCAGGAAGTAGCGCAGTTGATCGCACACCTCGCCAAGCTTCGTCGAACGGGGCCGGTCGGTCATCGTGAGCGCTTCAAAGATGCCCTCATCGAAGTGTTGCGGGCCGATTGCGATGAAGCGCACTGGCAGTCGGCGCTTAGCCGCGCACGCGCGCTCCAAGCCCAACAGGGGGTCGAGCATGGCTGAGTTGCCCTTTATGGCGAGCCCCACCCGAGAGGCGATTTTTGCGTCTTATGAGGCCGATGTGAGCGATGGGTTTCGAGCTCACCTTGGCGCATCGCTCATCGGTAAGGATTGCGAACGCGCGCTATGGTTTGATTTTCGATGGGTCACCCGAGCACGACATTCTGGCCGTCTGCTGCGTCTTTTCGAAACGGGGCAGCTCGAGGAGGCTCGGTTAGTGCAAAACCTGCGCCGCACGGGTGCTACGGTTCTGGAAGTTGATCCGGACACGGGCCGGCAGTTCCGAATCGAGGCTCATGGCGGCCACTTTGGGGGCTCGCTAGATGGTGTAGCCATCAACTTGCTGGAAGCCCCTAAGACTTGGCATGTGCTGGAGTTCAAGACGCACTCGTTGAAAAGCTTCAACGACCTGTTGGCCAAGAAAGTCCAAGTGAGCAAGCCGCTGCACTTTGCCCAGATGCAGACCTACATGCACCTCATGGGCTTGACTCGTGCGATGTATCTGGCCGTTTGCAAGGATACCGATGACATTTACGTCGAGCGGGTTGAGGTCGATCAAGCTTTTGCGCAGAGCCTATTGGCCAAGGCTAAGCGAATCATCTTCGCAGCCACGCCGCCTGCGGGCATCAGCGCAGACCCTGCGTGGTACCAGTGCCGCATGTGTGACCACGCACCGGTTTGTCACGCTGGCGCAGGCGATGCAGCAACCCCTGAGATCAATTGTCGAACCTGTCTGCATGCGACACCTGTCGACGGCGGCTGGCACTGCGCGCATCACGACCGAGGGTTAAGCGAGGCCGAGCAGCGCACAGCCTGCGCCTCGCACTTGTTTATTCCATCGCTTGTCCCAGGCGAGCAAGTGGATGCTGGCGAGGGCTGGGTCGAGTATGAATTTGCACCTGGGCATCGCTGGCGCGATACAGGAAAACTCAAGTCGAACAACCCCGATTAAGCGAGCCTCCTCATGAAGCAGCTAGCCCTTCGCCCCTACCAGCGCGGTGCCATTCAAGGCATCTACAACTACTTTCATGAAGACACGGGCAACCCGCTCATCGTGATACCGACCGCCGGGGGCAAGTCCCTCGTCATGGCGAGCTTCGTTGAGGGCGTGCTCAAGGCGTACCCCGATCAGCGCATCTTGATCGTGACACATGTGCGCGAGCTGATCGAGCAGAACTACACCGAGCTCAAGAAGCTCTGGCCGCAGGCGCCAGCAGGCATTTACTCGGCAGGCCTAAGGCAGCGCGATATTCACGCTCGGATCCTCTTTGCCGGCATTCAGTCGATCCACAAACGCGTCTACGACGTGCAGCAATGCGACCTCGTTCTCATTGACGAAGCGCATCTGATTCCACGCTCGAGCAACACCATCTACCGGCGCTTCCTTGCCGACCTAGGCCGACTCAACCCCCAGATGAAGGTGATCGGCCTAACGGCAACGCCCTATCGCTTGGACTCAGGGCTTTTGCATGAGGGCGATGATGCGATTTTCACTGACATTGCCTACGAGGTGTCCGTTCGCGAGCTGATCGAACAGGGCTACCTCGCGCCATTGATCTCCAAGCGCATGGCCACTCACATGGACCTCACGGGGGTTGGAAGCCGCGGTGGAGACTTCATCGTCAAAGAGCTGGAAGCAGCGCTCGACAAAGATGCGATCACGCAGGCTGCGGTTGATGAAATCATGGCCTACGGTAAGGACCGCAAAAGCTGGCTCATCTTCTGCGCAGGTGTGGACCACGCCCATCACGTGCGCGATGCAATTCGAACGCGTGGTGTGACCTGCAAGGCCATCATCGGGGACACACCCGGCACACAGCGCGAGGCCATCATCAATGACTTTAAGGCTGGCAAGATTCAATGTCTGACCAACGCCAATGTGCTGACCACCGGCTTTAACGCACCGGGCGTTGACCTACTAGCGATGCTGCGGCCAACAAAATCGGCAGGGCTGTATGTGCAGATCGTTGGACGAGGTTGTCGCCTGGCACCTGGTAAGGCGGACTGCCTGGTGCTCGACTTCGCAGGTAACATTGCCCGCCACGGACCCATTGACGCCGTCAACCCTAAGCGACCCAAGGGTGGCGACGATGGCGTCGCTCCCACGAAGGCTTGCCCAGCGTGCAACAGCATCGTTCACGCCTCGGTGCGCACCTGCCCCGATTGCGGCTATGGGTTCCCGCCGCCGGATCTCAAGATCGAAGCCAAGGCCAGCACCTTGGATGTGCTCTCCAGCGGTAAATCGGAATGGGTGCCGGTGACACGAATTGCCTATGCCCGTCATGAGAAGCCTGGCAAGCCCCCATCACTGCGCGTGGATTACTGGAGTGGCCTCACGCAACACAGTGAATGGGTCTGCATTGAGCACCGGGGCTATCCACGCCAAAAAGCGGCCAGCTGGTGGGCCAATCGCGCTCAAGGGCTTCCACTACCTCGCGGGGTTGACGAAGCCATGATGTACGCGAAAAGCCTGCGCTGCCCATTAGCCATCGCGGTGCGCCCACACGGCCCATTTACCAAGGTCGTTGGGGCACGGTTTTCATGACGTGCGTGATCTGTCGACGAGTTTCGCGAGGGTTCGGCTTTTCACCAGCCGATATCCGAATCGATGCACCCAACACGGCGCAGTGCTCGCTGCGCTGCCAAAACATCACTTTGAGGCTTAAGGGCATGATTGACCCCAATAAACACGAGACCCGCGCGTTGCAAGTGGCTGCCACGAACGCTGGCGCGTATGTCGATGAGATCGGAAAAACCGATTTGATGCAGTGGACCGAGTATGAGTGGGTAACGCTCATTGAGGTGGCAGTCACAGCGTTTCAAGATGCCCTCAGGCAAGCCTATGCCGACGATGCCCCCTTTTGAGGAACGCCATGACCGCTAACAATTTCATGGCGCAGTTGGGCGCCACCCTGGTCGACCGGGGCTTTCCGATTCTGCCGATTCAACCCAACACCAAAAAGCCTGGTCTTTACAAACTCGGCGCTTGGCATGAGTACCCGAAATGGAGCCGCCATTGCGAACGTGACACCACCGACAACGAGGTGGACGTCTGGGGCAACTGGCCTGAGGCCGGTATCGGGATTGCCGCTGGCCGGGTGATCGGCATTGACATCGACATGCTCGATTCGCACGCCATCGCGCTGGCTATCGAAGCCTTGGCAAAACGCATGCTAGGCGATACTCCCGCGGTCCGCATCGGGCGCGCGCCCAAGCGCCTGCTGGTCTATCGAGCCGCGCAGCCTTTTTGCGGCTTTAAGTATCCTCCCATCGAAGTCTTAGGGGTCGGTCAGCAGTTCATCGCCTATGGCATTCATCCCGACACGGGTAAGCCCTACGAGTGGCCGGTTTGTACCCTGGCTGAGTTGAGCCCTGAGGATTTACCCTGCATCACTGAGGCGCAGGCGCGTGAGTTTGCCAAGGAAGCCTACCGGCTAATACCAGTCGAACTGAGACCGAAGACGCTTGGGGTCGGCTTGCGCGCACCGCAGCCCTGCGCCGAGCTGCCCGAGCAACGCGGAACCTATGAAGCGGTCCAGGATGCTCTTAAGCACATCCTCAATGATGAGTTGGATTACGACAGTTGGGTCCGCATTGGGATGGCTACCAAGGGCGCGCTCGGCGATGCGGGTTGGCCCTTGTTTGAGGCCTGGTCACAGCACGCTGCAAAGAATGACCCTAAGACCACAGCGAGGAGCTGGCGCAGCTTTGCGCCTGAGCGGATCGGTGCCGGAACGATCTATAAACTTGCGCTTGATAACGGCTGGCAACCTGAACCGAACTTGCAGTTAAACGGCGAGATCATCATGAACGGGCACCACCCGGCCCGTGAGTTCTTAAAGTCACTGCAAACTGGTCAACCGATTAGCGTTGAGGCGCCGGAGATCGCCTTGCCACGTCCTAAGCCGATGCCACTTGGCTGGGACCAGGTGGGCGGTGTGATCGCGGACATGATGGCCTTGATGGGAGCAAGCGCTAAGCGTCCTCAGCCCGTACTCGCGTTGGGCGCAAGCCTGTGCGCCGTTGGAGCACTCATGGGGCGCAAGTACCGCACCGAGAGCAACATACGCTCCAACCTCTATGTGGTCGGCATCGCTGAAAGTGGTGCTGGAAAAAACCACAGTCGCGTGGTGATTAACGAGCTCTTTCGAAAGGCCCATTTATTGCAGTACCTGGGTGGCAACAAAATTGCCTCAGGCTCGGGGCTGCTGATGGCCATCCAACGACAACCGGCCACCCTCTTTCAACTTGACGAGTTCGGGATGTTCCTGTCGGCAGCGGCCGACCGCAAGCGCTCTCCGCGCTACGTCTGCGAGATTCTTGACCTGATGACCGAGCTCTACACAACGGCTGGAACGACCTACTTTGGCGTGGAATACGCCTCCACGCAGCACAACAACGCACACCGAGCGATTCATCAGCCCTGCGCTTGTATCTATGGAACAACCACCCCTTTGCACTTTTGGCAGGCGCTGCAGGCCTCGAACGTTGCAGACGGCTCGCTGGCTCGGTTTCTCATTTTGGAGAGCGAGGAAGACTTTCCTGATAGCAACGCGTCGTTTGGTGTCATTGAGCCGCCCCAGGATCTGATCGAACGTCTGATGTTGATCCACCAAGGCGGCGGCCGACTTCATGGCAATCTCGCCGATGTCGGTGCCATTGATGAGGTGCAGGTTGAACCTCGCGTGGTGCCAACGACGGCGAAGGCGCGGGAAACCTTTCGCGAGCTTGACCAAGCGCTGGTGGAGCGCCTTCGGACATCGCGGGGCACGGGTTACTCCTCCATCCTCGCTCGCATCGAAGAAAACGCCACCAAGCTGGCACTCATCCGCGCCGTATCGCGAGACCCCGAAGACCCACAGATTGAGGATCATGATGCGCACTGGGGGATCATGCTCTCGCGCCACTGTGCCGAGCTCACCATCCGAGAGGCCTCAGCCCGGGTCTCAGAAAACCAGGTGGAATCCCATCACAAGCGGGCTATGCAAATTTTGCGAGATGCGGGCATGGCCGGTATGTCAAAGAGCGACTTCACCAGGCGCACGCAATTCATGGACCATCGGCAGCGCGATGGCGTTCTGCGGACATTGGCCGAGGCCGGGTTGATCGATACGATTACCCTTCAAAGCAAAGGACGCCCTGCTCAGTGGATCAAAGTTCTGTAGGGCATGACTCAGTGCGCGGATGCGCTTTGCTTCAGTAATTTCATCTTTCAATGGCCCCACTAGATATACACAGATATACATCTGTGGGCCCTAGAGACTCGCGCGCGCGAAGCCCCAAGACAGAGACACAGAGAAGGAGAACTAGATTGATATAAATAAATATTGAAATATATATAGCTACTAGAGCCCAGGCTCTAGGGCTTGAAAGATGAAAGATTGAAGTGAGCTCTGCCCCTCACCCTGCTAGCCACTTTGACTGCCCCACACCGTTCGATGAAATCAGACGTGAGGGAGCCGCACTTGCCTTGACTCGGCCGTGCCCGCGCTCCTCCAGGTCGCTTGAACAAGCGCGTAAGGACTTGTTCGCACCCTAGGAGGATTCTTCTGATGCGCAATCAACACACGACGACACGGCCCGACACTATCCTGGCACTCGATTTAGGCACCACCACGGGCTGGGCGCTAAGTCTGCCCAAGGGGTGCGTGAGTCACGGCTTTGTGACCTTTAAACCCCAGCGCTTTGAGGGCGGCGGCATGCGCTACCTTCGGTTTGGCCGCTGGCTCGAGGAGTTGCGGACGGCCGTGTGCCCAACGGACTCTTCAAAAGGCGCCTCTAAGGGCGTTGATACCATTTACTTCGAAGAAGTGCGCCGCCACCTTGGTGTGGATGCCGCGCATGCTTACGGCGGCTTTCTAGCCACGCTTACGAGCTGGTGTGAGCACTATCAGCTGCCATACCAAGGCGTGCCCGTGGGAACCATCAAGAAGCACGCTACAGGCAAGGGTAATGCCGGTAAGGAGGACATGATCGCGGCCATGCGTGCGCGTGGTCACTCACCCGTTGACGATAACGAAGCCGATGCACTTGCGCTGCTGCACTGGGCCTTGGATCAGGGGGGAGCTAAGCATGGGTAAAAAAGAAGAAAAACCCGTGAGACTGACCCATGGGAGCGTGGTTACGTTGGCGGGCGGACGCCTTGCCCAATGGGAGTCGGTTGCCGAAGAAGGTACCCGGTATCGGACCGAACATTTTCGCTGCGTCGATAGCCTGGGGTTGCTTTTGAAAAACGGTGCGATCACCCAAGCGATGCATGATGCTGGCGAGGCGTTCAACCGTAACTTCGTCTTTGCGCAACTCCACCCCGTGGGCGCTGCGCCCTTAGACCGCATACCAGGCAGCCATTGGACGGACAGCATGACCGAACGCGTGGCATGGGCTCGCAAGCGCGTCCATGAGGCTATGGATGCCGTGGGCGGCATGCGTAGCCCGGGGGGCTGCGCCATCTGGCACGTGGCAGGCCTTGGCTGCAGCGTAAAAGAATGGTCATCGCTTGAGGGCTGGAATGGCCGAACTCTCAATCAGTACGAGGCCAAGGGCAT